AGTGTGTAGCCAAATATTGGCCCCTGATCGGTTTCATCGCCTAACGCATCAGCGGTGATGATGCCCCGCCAAATTTTTACGCCTGCCTGTGTTTCAATCTCTAAAAAGAACCGCCCCTCTTTCGATGTTCGCAGGTCTGACAGGAATGTTAGTACAGTTGTTTCAGATGTACCGACCAGCATTTCAACGGTGGCAATTGAACCCATCATCGGACTATGTATGTCCTCGTCAGATTCTCCCCGCCATTCTATTTTTATGCCATCCTTCGCTATCTGAAATGCGCTATCAGATGATGACCAGTCAGTGTCATACACAGCAGCATTATACTGTGTGCCTGATGGTGATTTACCTATGCCGTAACATCTTAACGCCATTTTGCTTGTCGGTGTTTAATCAGTTAGTACGCCCTGTTTGATTTCTTTGTTGCCCTGTCCAGCACCAGCACCAAATCAGTGCCGCGCACAGTAAATTCACCCTGCAATGTGCCGCCGCCGCCCATACTGTCCAGCAATTGATTTGTCCGGTTGTTTGATGTGACGGTGGATCCGCGAGGCAGGTTTATCAATTCCGGCCCCTGTTCGCCCACCAGCGCCAAGCCGCCAGGTGCGTACTGTGTACCCTTTGCAAATGGTGTTGCAGCAATGGCGGCTATCTGAACAGCGCCTACAGCAGCCTGTGCGGCTGCCAGCCCTAAACCAAATGGAAAACCAAACTGCGCATATGTTTTAGTTATCGCCACAGCGGTATTCATTGCCGCCTCAGCCATCGCCAGCGCCTTTTTGCGCTTAGCACCACGTTTCTGTATTTCCTCGCGTTTAGCCTCAAATTCAGCCTCCAGTTGCGCCCGTTTATTACTGTCCTCGCCGGCTGCCTGAATGCGCTGTGCATACGTTTCCTCCAAAGATTGTAATTGCCTTTGGTCAAATGCAGTGAACAGGCTATCCAGTGAATATGCAGCCTCCCAGGCTAAATCCTGAAAACCCTTTTTTCTGGCCTCTAATAGCGCCTCCTGTTGTTTCAGCAGTTCAGCATTAAATGAATCAGATGCCTGTAGTATGCCGGAAAAATCAGGTGGTTCGACTGTTGAACCGCCTATGGTTTGTGGTGTTTGCAGTGTGGCCAGCGGCTGAAAATTACCGCTAAACAGTGCATTTGCCTGCGCCAGTTCATTATCAATCAACCCCTTTAATTGACCGCGCAGCCCCTGCACCTCATTTGATGTCGGTTTAAATCCTGCATCAATCAGGCGTTTCATGCCGGATTCAATGGCCTGCGCTTCCTCAATTACATCCTTTGAGCCTAACGACAATTGCACATCACGCACCTTCCTGATGTCAGATACTACCTCATTATACACCTGACGCAGTTTGCGCTGTTGCTCTATTGCGGCCTCCGCTGCCGCACGCGCCGCCTCGGCAGCCTTTCGGCGCTGCTCTTCGGCCTGTTTGGCCAATTCCATTGCCTGCCGTTCCTCCGCTGTCAGTTCCTTTTTCTGTACCTTGTTAACCTCGTTTGCATTCACCAGGTTTTTCACGGCATCAAACTGACGTTGCAGTGCATCAACCTGCGCATTTGCGTCTGCCAGTTCGCTGGCCTGACTGCCCTGCGCACGGCCAACACTGACCATGTAATTATACGCCTTCTGTGCCTTTTCCTTCTTTTCAATAGCGACCCTCAGTTCCTCATCCAGCCTGACCAGCTCGCCCTCTGCCCGCTTTGCCCGCGCTGCAATTATAATGCTTTCGGCATATCCCTCATACGCCCCCTGCAATTTGTCAACTGACAGTTTTTCAATATCAAGCTGGCCAAAATATTCAGGATTGATTTGCTTTAGTTTATCCAACGCAGCTATTTTACTTTCCCTGCTCTCTGTTTCTGATTTCAACACCCCTATCAGTGCCTGAACCTGTGTTCGTTCAACCACAGTATCGGACGTTGCCTGCGCGGTCAGGTCGTTCACTATCTTCATGCCCTTTTCAGCGGCAGACAGTTCACGATTAAACGCGCCCATATTGTAGGCCAGTGTTGCGATAGCAACCACAATGCCGATTCCGACAAATGCCTGTGTAGCGGCATTCAGGGATAAAAACGCAGCACGTTGCAACTGTAACCATTTAATGACATCCTTCGATGCACCAACCAACCCCTTCCAGTTGTCAATCAGGAACGATGACACGATGCGCACGTTGCCGATGGTAGTTGCAATTGGCCCCAGGGCGATCAGGAATGCGCCAAATGATACAATGGCTGTTTTGGTGGTCGCTGATAGTTGGTCAAACCCCTTTGCCACATCGCCGATAAACTTTGCGAATGCCTCTAATTTGCCGGATACATCAAATGATGTGATGATTGCCGTACCTACCTTGCCCAGGGCAATCCGTGTGGCATCCAGTGCGTTTTCAATGTTGTTTTTAATGCCGGATTTAACCTCAGGCAGTGCCTTTGCTGCATTAATAATGCCATCTACAAACTGATTTGCATTAATGCCTAATTTCTGCAAATCCTCTGCCGATGATGCACCGAATGCCTGTTTCATCAGCGTTGTGATGATAGGCATGTTTTCCTGGATAACCATCAGGTCCTCCTGATAGATTTTGCCTTTGGCAATCATCTGTGTGAACTGTCTCGTAACAGCCCCGAATTGCTCTGCTGTGCCTGCTGTCTGTGCGTTGGCCTTGCCAAGCCCCTCAATGATGGTACGCGCCCTGTCTGCCTCAATGCCTACAGCCTGCAGTGATACTGATGCCTTCACCACCTGCTCCAGCCCCAGGCCAGGCGATTCAGCCACCTTAGTCAGTTTTTCCAGCTCCGCTGCGGCCTTGTCCGCCGTGCCGACCTGTGACTGCAATGCCAATGTCAGTGATTCCAGATCACCAGCCGCCTTTATAGCAGCACCCCCGAATAATGCCAGCGGTGCAGATAGTGACAGTGTTAAATCCTGCCCTACGCGTTGCAGTTTTTCGCCTGAACGGCGCAACTGGCGTTCAACCTGTGCCAGTGTCTTCTCATCAAAGATAAGACCCAGCCTGACATTTAGTGATGTAGCATTACTGGCCATTGCGCTGTATTTGTTCGCGTTCTGCTTTTGCCTTCATGTATCGTTCATACATATCAGGATTCGTTTTTTTCAGGATTAAATCTGCCTCCTCGTCAAACCTGTCAAATTCAGCCCGTTCATCGTCAGACATCTGTGACCGCGTTTTCAGTTGCGATTTAACCGGCGCATCCCAGTCAAACGGCAGCAGGTCAGATGGTCTGCGTATCTGTTTGCGGTGGTCAACTGTTTTGGCAACTATGAACGCAACATACCGCGTTTGTTCCCATTGGTTTCTGAACTGTTCCAGATGTGCGTCCTGCCGGTATTTAAAGTATGCAGGTGTTGCACACCAAAATTCCTCTTCTGTCATCCCGATGGCAGCGGCCTGTTTTAGTAGGCCATGCCAGTAGTTGCCCGTATCCGTTAGGCTTCCGGCGTCTGATTGTCCGTCAGCCTGACCACGTTTCCCGCGTCATCCGATGCAGGCGCAAACGAATCAGCAAACAGCGTCATCATCTGCGTGATGGTGTCATTATCCAGCCAGTCGGCCAGTTCATCAGGGCCAAAATCAGGCAGGCGTTTCATCATATCACGATAGCCACAGACGATGCCTGAATAAATTAGGTCAACCACCATCGTAATAGAAGGCGACCCGCCAGCAACCTGTTGAAAATCGCTGATAGCAGATCGCCCTGTTTTACGTTCATATTGATACAGCGCACCCATCCCGAATTTAATTGGATGCTGTTTGCCGTTTAATTGAATTGTCATGTTGCTTGCTTGCTTAGTTATCGGTTGTGTGTTACATCATCAGATTGTTGCCTGCGTCAATGCACCGGTGCCCTGAAATTCAGCACTGAATGTCACCGCCTCATCATTGCCAGATGAATTGATTTGCAGACTGGTAATGTAGGCGCTGCCCGAGTATTTGATTTCACCGGTTACGCCCGTTTGAAATACGATTGCCACAGATGTCTGTCCAGACCATGCCGTGAACAATTCCTCAGCGCCGTTAGTGGCGGACCAGTCCACATTTCCGGTCACGGATGCAGTCCATGACTTAGCCCCAGGCAGGAACTCAGACACAGCAGACGAATCCTTGCAGGTGGTTTCAAATGTGTTGGTGGACATAGACAGGGATGCGTCCACCTGACAGGTAATCGCGGTCGGCGTTGAACCTGTGTACAGCTTCATGTTTTTTGCTAAAACGGTAGCCATGTGTTTTTACTTTTTTGTGGTGAAAAATTGCCGCCGCGTTGTTGGCGTTTTATCTTTATCCTCCATCTCTGCGCCAATAGACGCAATAAATGTCGGTGGTGTGGTGATTGTCGTGTTTTGTTCGTTCAGTGGCACACACAGGGATTCCAATTGCTGTCCGGCTGCGTATTTTCGTGAACGGGTATCATCAGGTACCTGTATGCCGATGCCTTCACCGATTAACCTGTTGCCGGTAGGCTGGTCAACATCAATGACTGAATTAACACCGAACTGCTCAAAATCTTTGATTAGTTGAATTTTCATGTTGCCTGTCGTTTAGTGTTTGGTTTATTCTCTGCCCTTTGCGCGTGCGTATGCTTTCCACCATGCGCCAGACCCGTCTGCCTTGTTTCCAAATGGCCGCGTTTGCCTTTCGGTGGAATCAATTTTGGTTAAAACAATTTGCTGAATAGCCCTTAACGCAACAGGGCCAGCAGCACTAACTGCACTGTCAATAAATCGCTGGCCAACACGAATTTTGCCGTTTGGCATTGTAACGTCATTATTGACAAAATGCACATAATAACCATCAACACGTTTTCCGCCTAATAGCGCACCAACCATGACAGCATTTTTCATTCTGCGAAGTTTACCCAACACCCTGAATGACTTTTTAAGATTCCCAGGCCTGTATGTTGCAGCTATTACGCCAGCGCCTTTTTTTGCTCTTTTTTTGCCCTGTGTAACTCGTTTATACCTGCTGTGTGGTTTATCACTGACTGGCACACGCGCCTTGATAGCAGATACCAACAAATCTGCTGGCCCTTTAAAATCATCCTTTATATCGCGTTGTATCTGTGTTGATAACAAGCGAAGCGCCCTGATGACATCATTTATTTCATAATTGATTGATTCCATCGGATTAGTTAGCTGTTATGAACTGATAAACTGCTGTACGGGATAAAAACATAGCGTTCTCATCCATGCCGTCTGCGCTGCTGACGTATTTACACCCCTCAACAGTCACACCACCGGCAGTGCCAGTGACAAAATCAAGTGCATTTCTGATGGCCAGGTCAACATTATCCAGTGCTGCATACGCATCAGCACCCTGTTTGACCTCAGCCCAATATGTAAACGTCACCTGCGCTGTATCATGGTCAGATTTCCTATCCTTCTGATCGTCTGTCGGCTGATTGGTCACAGTGAACACAATGGCCGGATATGTCGAATCTTCAGGCACAAATACCGGATATATGCGCGTACCGACCAGCGCCGTGACGGCAGTAGTTGCAGATAGTTTAGCATATATGTATTGGCCTAATTTCATGCCTTCTGGTTTAATCCTGTTTTTGGGCTACAATTATCAGGGATTGCCTAAAATCCGGTTTTTGAAAATACAGGATGTCATACAAATCACCCTCAAAATTGATGCGCATTTTCTCATTCAGACCATCCCTGTACATGATGTCAAACGTGACAGCAGTCTGCACCGTTAGTCTGTCTGCCATCATATCATCCTTGTTTCCTGAACTACGCCATGTTGCCTTAGCCCACACATTGCAATGCGTTTCCCATGTCATCAGTTCCTGACCGGATGTGCCGCGTGATGTTACCGGTTTTTCAATCGTAATCCGGTGTCGCCTGTCGCCTATCTGTGTAGCCTTTGCCATGCCTGCATCAGTTTAAACAGTTACATCCAGCGCCGCAGCGGCTGCAATAGCACGTCAGACATACTAAACACCTGTTCAGGGCTGTCCTCCCTGTTCGTATAGGCACGACCTATGCGCGACAGCAGGCCTAAACGCACACTATCAGGTATAGACGCAGATGATGTGCCGTAACCTGCCACATAGGTAATCTGAACAGCATCAGGCCTAACGGCCAGGTCTGACGGATAGGTGTAGTTTGATTTCGGCATAATGGTCACACACCCCGAACTGATGTTAGTGGTGTATTCAGATGATGACCAGGTTTGCAGTGTTCCTGCACTGTCGTAATACTGAACAGATGTAATGCTACCAATCGGCCACAGGCCCGCAATAACCATCGGTGTGATAGATGACAGCGGGAATTGTCTGTGATTTTCAGTAACGGTTTTATTCAGTAGTGAACACTGGTATGACCGTTCAATGATGTCACACTGCGCACGAATCAACAACATCAGGTATTCATCATCATGGCGCAGGTCATCCATACGCAACTGTGCGCGGGCATCCTCAATGGCCACCGGCAATTCCTCGCTGATGGTTTCACTACTGACCGTGTATCCTGTGTAGTACGGACTGTGCGTAGTTGAATAGTCGTTCCAGATCATGCCGTGATGTATATGATGGTTCCCTTTAATGCAGCATCATGTGCGGCCCCTGCGCGATATGCTGTTACACCGGCAGCAATAGCAGCGTCATTGCTGTCATAAACAGGCAATGCGCCTAATATGGCTGCAATGGTTGTCCAACTAGTATCATAATCAGTTGATGTATCCTTTACAATCAACTGACCTGCAGTACCGCCGGATGGAACACCGGCCCCGACCTGCGATACAGGGAATTGTACCGTGATGTTGCTGCTGTTGAGCGTTACCTGAATATCGGACATTATGCAGTTATTTTGTCAATCAGTGTAATAGTGGCCCTAAACAGGACATACACCACGCCTGATGATAGCGTTAATTTCAGGTCTGTGTTTAGCACGTTTGAAATCGGCAGACTGCCAGTGCCGACTGCCTCAGGGCTAATGGTCATTTGCCCAAGTGTCGGATTCGTCAGCGCAATACCTGCGTTTCCTACAGTAGTCAGCGTCAACAGCACCGAACCAGACGCACTCCTAACCTGCATCGTTGCCGTTGAGCCGGTCAGATTGATAGGCGTGCCTGCACTGTCCTCCACCGTGACGGTGAATGCAGTCGTGCGGCTGCGATACCATTCTAACGCAACGTATGGCGGCCTGAGCGATAGTAGTTGTGCGTCTGTCGTTGCCATTGTGTTTATTTCTTACGCCTTTCAATGCCCTGCATCGGTGCGGCTGCTGTTTCCTTTGCCTGTTCACGCACCTCTTCGGCCAAACCGCCTTTAATCAGGCTAACGGCCAATTTAGCACCCAGAACAATCACCTGATTTTTAGCCAGGCTGATTTGTTCGCCAGTATCAGGATCACCAGCCGCACACGATTGCAAAATGCGTACCTTCATACCTTACGCAGTTACAAGGTATTTTACAGCAGCGGTGTTGATCAGTTCGCCGTCAAAGCGCATCCATGCCTGGAATCCGACCAGTCCGTTTTCGCTGTACAATTCGTCACGGCGCGCAAACATCATATCCTGTGAGATGCGCACGATGTACTTGCTGAAGTCACCGGCCAGGATCAGTTTGGATGCGGTGTTGATTGTGCCATCCATGTCCTGATTGATGAAATAGCGCGTGCCGTCAATAAGGTCGGGTTGACCGGCAACATAGGAAGGCATCCACAGCGGGCGATTCTGGCTATCAACCAGTTTTTTGATTGCCAGCAATACGTTGTCATGGAACATCAGGCCGAAATTCGGGCTGTTGCGGTATGCCGGATCAACACTGTGCTTCAGGTCAAGGATTTCCAGGTATGTGAATGCAGTGGCAGATGCAGTGGTTTTACCCAGCGTTGCAGCAGTCACAATACCATTCGGATCGCCAGAACCGTCACCGATGGTACACTGTTCGTTCAGCACACGACCGAAACGCGGTGCAAACGCATTACGCAGTTCCTGTTCAATGTTGTAGGTGTTGTCCTGCAGCAGTTCCCATGAAACCTTCGCAATCGTGCCGTATTTGTAGGCATCCAGCTGTTTTTGGCCGAATGTCAAATCCTGCACAGTGAATGCGGAAGCCTCACCGATTTTCACCGCCTTAGTGGTGGTGTCGTCCTCAGTCGGCCAGAACAGCGTACTGCCGGTGGCTGTGCGCAGGATGCGGCAGGCTTGCATAATGCCGGAATAATCCAGCATGGAACGCTCAATCTCAGGCTGCCACAGGTCGGGTACCAAATAGCCACCGAGGGAATCAGTGCCTACTACCTGATTGGATGTTCCGCGTTTTTCTGACAGCAGTGAACGCTCTTCAGGCGTCAGGTTTGCATTCCCTTTGCGCAGGAAATTCAGGTAGGCGCTGCGGTAATCAGCCGCCTTGTCGCGGTCTGCCTTCGGCGCTGCTTTGTCAACAGCCTCAAAGTGCTTACCGGCCATGCGGGCCTCCATGCGCTCTGCTGCCTCATGCGCTTCGATGGTCTTTGTCAGTTGCGCCTCATCCTTTTCGATTTTGGCGAACTTCTCAGATTCCTCGGTGGACATCGCCCTGCCTTCGGCGGCAGCAGCTTTAGGAAGCGCAACCATCTGTTCAATCAGTCGCGCCCTTTGGTCGTACAGACCCTGGATACCAGTTGTCATGTCGTTTTTATTGTTTTTGTTTGCGGATAGCCTCAAGCCTCGAAAGTGCGCGACTTAGGCAGTTTAATGTTTCAGTGTGTTCGTTTCGCTGCTGTTCGGCCTGTGCTGTATCCGGCATATTGCCAGTCAATGCGACAGGAACGGCAGCAGCCAGTTCGGTGATGAATGCAGTCAGTTCTGCAGCCTTCATTTTTGCCTGTGCTGACAGTGCATCAGCAACAGGTTTCAGGTCAGCGTTAACCGATGCAATCATGGTCATTGTGTCTGCCTTTTCATTCAGGCAATCAACATATTCGGTAGTGTCATTTAGCAGTTCAGTGATTGATTCAATCAACTGC